CGGTCACGACGATCTTCGGGCGCTCGGCCGTCAGGTCGACATGGTTCGCCATCATCAGGCGACGGCACTCGCGCAGCTTCGCCACGTTGAGCTTCGAGTTGGCGCCGCCAACGGCGACGTCCACTTCGTTGCCCGCCGCGAACGACGTGTTGGTGCCGCCCGTTTCGCCGGTCTTGGCCGTGCCGAGGGCAGCGGTCAGGATGACGGCGTCACGCTTGCGGCCGGCGGCCATTGCGGAGTTCTCGACGTACTTCGACTTCGGATCCGCGATCAGGCGCAGCGCGTCGAACGAGTCGAGAAGCTGCGGAAGGTCGTAGTCCGAGGGGTAGACCCAGCGGCGATCGGTCGGCGCATCGACACGGGCCATCGGGTTGAAACGGCCAGTGACCGTCTGCATCTCGATCTTGCCGATCTGGTCGACGGGCGAAGCCGCCTTGCCGACGTGCGAACCGGTCGAGACGTGGCCACTGAGCTTCGAACCCTTCTGCTGAAGAAGGAGGTCGATGTTCGTGCTGTACTGCTGCACGTAATGGGTGGGGATGTTCACGGACATGAGGAAAGCCCTCTCTTGGGGTTAAACGCTTCGAACTCATCGAAGGGCTTGTCCCGAAGGGGCCGTCTTCTGCCCAATCCCGAGGGCGCGGTGATCGTCTTCCCGATCTGCCCGAAGGGTCCACTAGGCCAGCGGATTGTCCTTCCTGGTCCCCCTCCCCGGGGTTGCCGAACGGGAGGGTGCCGAACCGATCACATACGTCTCGAACTCCTTTGCGCGGTCGACCACTACCTTCGGGTCGATGTCGTGCCGGTTGGCGAGACGCAGGCAATCGAGCCGGATACTTTCCGGCGTCGTTGCGATAATCACATCGGGGTTCGCCATTGTCAACCCCCTGCCGGGTAAGCCCACTTGTGGAGCTGTTCCATTTTCTGCTTCGCCTCGAAGTCGCCCGAGACGTACTTGCGGGTGAACTCGGGGTCAGCCTTGAGTTCGCGGATGCGCGACTGTGCCGACGCGGGCGTCATCGGGCCGCCGGGCGACGAACCATCGCCGTTGACGGCGGGCGCCTCGCCCACCTTCTCGCCGAGGCTCGCCATGAACTTCATCACGCCGGCAAAGCCCAGCGCATCCTCGAGCTTCGTCACCGTCGCTTCGTCGAAGCCGAACGTGGCGACAGCCTGCCGGGCCGTCGCGATCTTGGCGTCGTGGGCGGCACCCCACTCCTTGCCGAGGGCTTCCTTGTCGGCGGCCATCGCGGCGGCCTTGGCCGCAGCCGACGCCGCAGTCTTGCCCTCCACCAGCCCGCCCCACTCTTTCATCACGAGCTCGGCCTGGCGATCGGAGAGGCCCGCCTTGTGGAACGTCGTCTGCGCCCACTTGCCGAAATCCTTGTCGGCACCCTCGGGCAGCTTGTAGCCATCCGGCACCTTCGGCCGGCCCAGCTTCTCGAAGAACGGTTCGGTTTCCGCGGCGTCGTCCCACTTCTGCGGCACGACCACCGTGCGCCCGGCGCGATCGTGACCGATCAGCTTCTCGAGGTTCCGGTGGGACTCGACCGCCGTGGCGACGTCCTTGAAGCCCTTGTTCTGGACCCAACCCTTGAGGTCGGTGTCGGGGATGCTGTCGAACCATGCGCCACCGCCGGCGGGCGGCGGGGTTTCACCTTGTCCACCAGCGGGGGGCGGCGGGGGCGTATCAACCATGTTGACTTATCCTCTCGGAGTTGAGATTATCGCAATGCGCTGTTGACCCCCGTCACTTGCGCGTTTCCTCCCCAACTTGGGGGCTGGCTTAACCGCCGGCCCCCTTTTTTTCGATCAGGTCCTGAATCTCGCGATCGGTGAGGTTGAGGTACTTGTTGATGCGAAGCCACACTTCGCGCCGGCCTTCGAGAACGGCGTGCAGGCGGTCGTCCGTGTGGAACGTCGTCTCCCGCGCCCTGCAGAACTCTGCGAGGTCCGCAAGGACGCGGTCGGGGACGGGGCCGTTGAACGTCGTCAGATAGTCGCTACGACGCGACCGAAACAAATCCCGCAGCTTGTCACGAACCTCAGAAATCAAGCAGCCGCCCCGGCAGGCTTGAGCGCCTTGATGACGGCCGCCGCACCCGGGGCCGCCTGCGTCATCTGTGCAAGCTGGGCCGCCTGGTCACGCTTGGCCCGGTTCGCCTCGACCTGTGCCGGCGTCGAAATCCAGCGAGCCGGCACGCCGAGGATGTCGGCCAATGCAGGCACCGCGGCATCGAAGTCGAACCAGTCGAGGGGGCGCGGGTCCTGGGTGGCGTTCGCATATGTGCCCGCCATCTCGAGCAGACGCATCATGCCCGAGCCTTCCTCGTACCGCATGTTGCGGGCGAGAGGCGATTCGTAGACGACCTCATACTCGCCGCCGGCTTCCGTCAGAATGGACGGCATCGGGGGCAAGATGCCCTGACGGGACAGGACGTCAATCTCGCGGTCGATCAGCGGCCCGAGATAATCCGACATCTGGCGGGCCAGCGTCGGGTTCATCAGGAGGCCCTTTTCGCGCGTGCGTTCCAGAACCTCGGTCGCCGTCATCGTCGGGGACTCAACGAGGATCTGGAACAGGGTCACGAGGAAGGCGTCGTTGACCGGCGCCCGCTCCTGCTCCATCAGCTTCTCGAGGTTCTGCAACTGACCGGTGGGCATGTCCAAAGGCGCGACCAGCTTGCGACCCTGCGAGTCGATGCCGCCGAAGTTGAGCGCACCGGGCTTCATCGAAAAGGCGTCGATGACACCATCGTCATGTGCGAGCAGGATCGGGTCCACGAGCCGATGGCCCATCTTGAGCATCGTGCGCTTCTGCTCGTTGAGGACCTTGATGTTCGGCAGGACCATCATCGCGGGCGAACGGCCATACGTCTCGCCCGGCGCCTGCACGTAGCGGCCGGTGGGGTACGGCCAAGACGTGAAGCCGCCTTCCTGCACGACGACCTTGCCGTCGATCGAGACGTAGTACGACGCCCACGGCATGCCCTTGTAGTCGGCGCGACCGTAAGCGACGTCGTCGCGGGGGAACACGCAATGGATGAACTCGGACTCTTCTTCCGGGTTCTTCTCGAGGGCCTTGATGATCTTCTCGGGCAGATTGTCGGCGCCGAACTTCTGGACCGCCTGTCGAGCCGTCAAGCGGAACCGGCGGTGAATTGTGTCAACAATTCCTTGGTGGTTCTCGGCCATGTAGAGCTCGGCGAGCGGATAGCAGCGGTAGCGCAAGCCACCCTTCTCTCGCTTGTCCACGAACAGGGTCCCTGTGCCAAAGGCCCCGAGGGACACGTAACGCTCGTGGTTGTTCGTCGCGAAGCCGGCTTCGGGCGCGTACCGCTGGCGGAACAGGATGTCGTTGACGGCGTCGAAGTACCGCGCCACTTCGGCGTTCCGGTTCAGTGTCGGATCCGTCGAGCGCAGCCGGTGCCACTTCGAGTTCTGCGGCGTCAGCATGGAGTCCAACACCGCGACGAACCGATCGAGGGCGATCGCCCCCGTGGCGTCCAGCATCTTCTCGGTGTTCTTCTCGCCCTGCTGGTTGCGCGCCGTGTTCGCCAAAGACGTGAACGCGCCCTTCATCCGGGGCAGGATGCGCTCGGCAATCTCTTCGCAATGGGAGTCGAGGGTCGTGCGATCGGCGGCCATCCGCTCCTGACGGCGGATAATCTCGTCTGCCCGCTTGTCGGTGTCAGCGGCCATGCGCTACTCCTTCGGAACCTGGAAGCGTTCGTTGGGAGATGCGAACGGAGACTTCCCATCTTTGATACGCTTCCGTGCGTACTCGACCGCTTTGTCCACGATCTGGTCTGTCGGTCGTTCGCCGCGGAGCAACAGGTCAAGTTCCTTTTTCGTGAGCGTCGGGACCATCGTGGGGATTTCTATCTCCTTGCCGTCAATCTCCACTCCGACGGATATTTCCGACGAGTGCATTCCCCCATGCGCCGGCAGCGAGCCGAAGTAACCGTCGCCCTTCAACGTCCCATCCGCGCGCTTTCCGTTGGCGCCTGCACTTGCGAATAGCGGTAGACCGCCCATCACGGGCCACCCAACGGGAAGAACGGCGCCAAAATCCCGAAGCGCCATTGCGGCCGGGTCAGGGACGTCGTCAGAAGGAGGAAGGGTCGGAGTTTCATCGGCCCAGCAGGACGGTCTTGGCCGTCGCGGCTTCGGACGTATCGCCTTGGCCCGAGGTCAGGATGTTGGCGGCACCACCGCCGGCAGCGGCACGCACCTGGCGCTCACGCCGGGCCGCCTCTTCGACGGCAGCGGTGTCCGTCGTCGGCGGGGGCGGCGGAGGCGGCGGGGCCGCGGGGGCCGAAGGGGCACCTAGAAAACCACCCATTGACGATCGACCTCTGAGACGGTTGTGATTATCGCAACATATCAGCCGAGGACGAACGCCGCAAGGGACGTGTCAGTGGCGCCGCAACGCTGGGTGAATTTGCCATTTGCCTTTCGCGACTGCCGTCTTGGCCTCGCGCATCTTGGCGCCTGTCGGGTCCACCTCGGTGCGGTAGAGTTTGTCGAGGTAGTCGTACAGACCTTTCACCACGGGGTTCTGCCCCGGCGCGTCGGCCGGAATGACGTTCCTCTCGGTCGTCTCAGGCGATTGGCCCTTGTGTAGCGAGAGGTACCCGTCGCCGACACTGACGTAAACTTTCACAGGCCCGTCTTCGACATCGGCGAAAGCCCACATCCTTTTGTAAGGCCAATCAACGCTTATGCTGTCGAACCAGAACACGGGCGCTTGGACCGCGAGCGTGAGAAGCGAATGCACTTCGCCGCCATTTTGATATTTCACATCGTCCATTGTCATCCCCTATCCTAAAACGTTGTAGTCGATGTCGCGGGCCATTCGCCCCGAGGGGCCTCTTCCGCCGCTCCGCGATCGGGAGTCACGTCGGGCCGGGTTGACGGCGAACGTGATAGCCAGGGCGTCACCGATGTCAGGCGAAGCCTCTCCCCGGTCCCGCATGTGATCCTTGGATTCCAGCTTAAGCCGTCCCGACGTGTCATATTCGTAACGAGGGGTGAGCAAGTCGGCGCGCAGATGCTTGTCGTAGGGGATCGTTCCATATGCCAGCCACTCCTTCATCCGGCCCCACAGTTCGGCCCGTTTATTCTGGAACCTCTGGTCTTCGTCGGCTTTGGAGCCGAACTGCACGTCGACCACCCGGTACTTCATGCTGCGAAGCATGTCGACGACACCGCCACCGACACCGCCCCCGTCGACACAAATCGCGTCGGGCTGGAACTTGTCGGCCGCCTCTGCGACACGGTGAACGAGCTGCACGACGTCGAGCCCCTTGAACTTCAACGGCGGGACGGAGCGGCCATCGCGGCCGGCGCGGACGTAGATGACGGACTGATCGTTCCCGAAGCGGGCTACGTCGACGCCGAGGACGAGAGGGGCGCCGATGTCGACCTCGGAAGGCCGCCCCTCGGCTTCCTCCACCAGCCGGTGCCCGATGAACTGGTTGGACCCCTGCGACGGGAACTGCCCCAGAACTTCAACGCGCGCTTCGTCCGAGTCTGCCCCGTTCTGCTGGATGATGCGCTCGTACACCGCGGCGTCGTTGCCGGGGATCGTCCGGGCGTCGATGTTCTTCGTTCGCCAGAAATCCCGGTTCTTGTGGAAGCACTCGTAAAACGGGCCGGTGTTCTGCCGGGGGTTGGAGAAGCAGAACCAATATCGGTGGATATGCTTGTCGGTGAAGAACCCTTCCGACGACTTGAATATGCTGGCCGGGATACCCGACGCTTCGTCCATGATGAGGATGAAGCCGTAAGTCTTGTTGTGGACGCCGGCAAAGGCGTCGGGATTGTCGGCCGTCCAGGTTTGCGCTTCCGCGTACCAATACCGATCGTCGGACTTGACCTCTTTCTTGAACTGATCCGCCAGCCATTCGGACGGGCGCAGCGTCATGGAATCCCGGTTGAACCAATGCGAGTGGATGGACAACGTGTGCCACTTGCCGAGTTCCGCCCACGTCCTCGACTTAAGCTGGCCCTCGGTGTTCGCCGTCACGACGACCGTAGACCGCGGATGGCAGCTCACGCCCCAAAGCGCCAGCCACGAAACGAGAGATGACTTCCCGATGCCGCGACCCGACGCCACGGCCAGATTGAACGTTTCTGGATCCTTGCCGTTCGCCATGCGGTTGCGATTGGCCGCGATGTGGTCCCGCATGTCCTTGAGGACTTCGAGCTGCCACGGGTGGGGGCCTGTCTCGTTCTCGAGCGGCGTGCCCTTGGAGCCCCACGGGAACGCGAACATGACGAACCGAAGGGGGTCGTCCGCGCAGGCGAATATTTCTGTGAGAAGCGCCTGTTCCTCTTTCGAGGGTTGATTCTTTGCCATAGGGCCTGTGTGCCGTAGTGACGTGGAGTTGCGATTATCTCAACATCATCCTGAAAACTCAAGCGCAGAAAAATCGGGGGGTGGGGACAGACGGCCGGCGGCCCGCGATCCGGGGTGCCGGCGCCCCCGCACCCCCTTCCGCCCAGGGTCGATGCCACTAGGGGGGTGCGATCGTCACGATAGGGGATCTACGTCGCCTTGCGCTGATTGGCTATCAGTCGCTTCGCTCACTGTTTCCGCTTGTAAATCAATGACATGCGGATCGTGCGCTTGTGTTAGGTCGCTTATAGGTCGCACGCGGCGCCTGGCCTCTTCTAGCGCAGCGCCGACACTGACCGAGCCTGTCACGTTCAATTCGACTTTATCGCCAAAGGTTTGACGTGCGTATTTGCTCGCGAACCATTGGCGCGCGGCGATTCGATTGCGAGCTCGAGGCGCGTCTATGTCTTTGTCGGCGATGTCGATCGACTGCCCTACCAAGCGATGCGCGTATTCTTCCCGTGCCGACGCGGCGATTCGACTCAGATTGGGCGATTCCGCACTTCGTTCGTACACTAACGAAAACGAGGGCATGCCTTTCTCACTGCATACCGCAATGAGGGACTCGCCTTGCGCGTGGCGCCGCCACACTTCCTCGATTTCACGGTCGGCGTACTCAGTGAGCCCGCCCGGATGGTTTTGCATGGCGCGACTATGCAAAAATATTCGCGCGGTTTCAATGCTGTTGCGATTTTCACAAAATAACGCTTGACGGAATGTTGAGATAGTCTCAACATGCAAAAGTTACATCTTAACAACGGGGGACAAAATGGCAGATATTTCGAATACAGACGACGTTATCGACTCGCGTGACGTTATCGCGCGGATTGAAGAACTTGAAGAAAACGGCCGCCCGTTTGTCGCCGGATGGAACATGCCGGGCTATTTGCCCGACAACGAACCCGCCACGTTCGACACGTTCAAAGAGGCTTGCGAATACATACTCGGCGAAATAGACCGTGAAATAGACGACAAAACGGAATCGCTGATTGACGCCGCGGGTGACGAAGAGCGCGAAGAAATAAACGAAAACATCGCGGATTTGACACGTGTTACGGAAGAACTAAGCGCGATCACCGCGGCCGGATTCGAAGGTAACGTCGCTTGGGGCCATACCGTCGGCCGATATCACTACTGGATCACGGCGAACGACTCGGACGTTGCACGCGAGCTGGCCACGCTTCGCAAGCTCGCCGACGAAGCGAGTCCGTATGCGGAAGAATGGGAACACGGCGAAACGCTGATTCGCGATTCTTACTTCAAGGAATACGCACAGGGGTTGGCGGAAGACTGCAGTCCGTTCCCGTCCAATTCGCCGGAAGGCAAGGCGCTGGCTATGTGGCCCTATCGCTGCATCGATTGGGACCAGGCAACACGCGAATTGCGAATGGATTACACGTCCGTCGACTTTGACGGCGTTACCTACTGGATCCGCTAATGCGCCAACTCGCCCTAATCCTTGCCGAGTCGCTGGCATTCATCGCCGGCCTTGGCGGGCTATGCGCTGCGATAATCATCGCAGACGCCTTTCTTAACTTCTAACTGTTGAGGAAATCGCAAATGACAATGACGCAAACCAAGTGGGACAGCCTTTCGCCGGCGCAGCGTGATTCCCTTCGCGACAATTCTGGTCTAACCCCGGTGCTTCGCGGAATGGAGGGCTGGCGCGTTGAGGTCGTCGACAGCGTGGGCGACAAACCGCGCCGCTTCATCGTCGGAAAGTCGACAGGGTGGCGCCCTTGCCATCTGGAAATATCGCGCCGCACGGCTTTCGGCGGGCACCCCGCGCGAAAGGATTACGCGCAGGTCCGTGGAATCGAGCGCGTGCGATGACCCCTGCCGAAATGAAACAGGCGCGCGACCGCCTGAAACTCACACAGACGGGCCTGGCCCAAGCGCTCGGCCTGCATGTCCGGTCAATCGCTGGCTATGAGGCGGGGACCCAAAGAATCCCGCACGCGATCGAGCTCGCAATAGAAACCCTGGAAACGCGTGACGCGGATCCGCTGAGATAGGAGTCTGCAAATGCCCCACAACATCGAAAAGTCAGCATTCCGCCGCGGCGAATATGTCGGGTACGGGAAACTTGGCCCATACCGCATCCGCCGAATCGGTAACAATTGGGTAGCGCATTCGGCCAACATGCGCGTTTCGGAAAGCGGGACCATAACCCGCCGCACTTTGGCCGAGATTGGCGCCGCGCTGATCTAGCCCCTACGTCCCACCGTCCCCAAAGTCGCCCCGGCACGCGCAAGCGTCCCGGGGTTTCTTTTTGCCCGGCGTCTGGCGTCTGCCAAGGCGCCTCGAGCCTGGCGTCTGAATAGGTGCCGACGCGCCCCACGCGCATATCCCACACACACCCCGCCGGAAACCCGCGCCACAGCGTCGACAACGGTGCCGGATGCCCGTTGCCACCTTGCGCCATGCCTCGCGCGTCCTGGGCCGTCTAAACCGCCCGTTGCGAAGATCACAACCGACCATGCAAAAACTACATCCCGCCTATAATTCCATCGCGCCTGAAATTCGAAACCCACCCCGGCCGCGTCGATGAAATTTTTACATTCCATCTATAATTCCATCCGGCCGGAAACCCGGGTGCCGTGACAGTGACAAGGTATATACCCTTGTCACGCTGTCACGCTAGTCACGGTTGTCGGAGTCACGTTTGTCACGCCTGTCACGCTACGCTCTAGACCACTGTTCCCGTTTGTTTTTTCGCAACGTGCCTTCCCGAAGCATCTTGTCACGCATGCGCTTTATCGTTTGCCGCCGATTCTCCAGCGTGACACCCGAAAACGGCCCCTTTTTCACGCCCTCGCCGTCGACGCTTGTCGCAGCCGAAATGTAATTAATGCACACATCGGTCCACCGATCCAAAGCAACCGGCTTCCCCCCATTCGCCTTAACCGCCGCGTCAAGCGCATCCAGAATCAGGCGCCTCTCGTCCGGGTCGACCCCGAAATCCATGCCGGCCTCGTCGATCGGCACGCACACGCAACTGGTCACTTCCTCGCCTTCGCTGGACCGGCCGAGCTGGACGACGGCAAGGTCGAAACCGATCGGCTCACCCATCTCCATGTCGCGCTGCTTCGTGGCGCGTGCGACCCCGTTGGCTATCTCGATCTCGGTATCGGTCGCCGCGCGCAGCAGGGAGTGGCCCCGAGCGCCCTTGGCGGCGTCCTTGCCCGAGTGATGGACGATCATCACATGGGCCTTGGTCGCTGCCCGTACCGCGTCCAGGTGCTTGACCAAGGCGCCCATGTCGTCAGGGGAGTTCTCGTTGCCGCCGGCGATGGCGCGGCTCAACGTGTCGATGACGATCAGCTTCACCTTGCCGTGCTTGGCCTCATAGTCCCTGACGAGGTCGATGAGGGCCTGGACGTCGCCCGTCGGTCGCAGCAGATCCACGGGGCACGGCACGAGGCCGAACGGGGCTTGGTCGACCTTGTGGTGCTGGCGCAGCGCCGCGATTCTGTTTTCTGCCGACACGCCTGCTTCCGCGGCCACATAGATCACAGCGCCCTTCGCCACCTTGCGGGTCGCGAAGGTCCCGCCGCTCGCTATGGAGAACGCGGCGGCCATCGCGAAGAACGTCTTGCCGGTGTTCGATTCGCCGTAGACGACGGACATCGACTCTTCGCCCAGCAGCTTTTGGACAAGGTAGGTGTCGGCCAGGCGCGGCTTGATGTCGCCGAACTCCCGGACATAGAGCTTCGGGCGTTCGGTCCTCTGGATCGGGAAATCGTCTGTCTGCGCTGCTTCGAAATCGGCCTCCGGTGCCTTCTCGCCCACGGGCCGCTTGCCATAGGCGTAGGCGTTGGCAACCTTCGTCGCCAGATGTTCGAAGTCCCAAGGCGGGCTGCAGCGGGGGTTCCAGACCTCGGCCATGAGTTCCAGGGCCGTCAACTCGCTCACCCCGAGATCCTTGACGCTGGCCGCGACCTTGAACGTGTAGGCATCGCCCCCTTGGCCTTCCGTGGCCGGCTCCGCGTCCTCGAGGAACTTCGTGGCGCGGGCGACGGCGCCTGTCGTGTCCAGCAGCTCGACGACCTTGGCCGACGATGCGCGAGGGCTCGGCCTTCCCGCCCGTTCCTCGAGCCATCGGGGCGCCGGCTGCATCGGGTACAGGTCGCCTTCGTATGGCACGCCGTCGATCGTTGAGCCTGGCCCCACGACATAGCCGCCGTCCCCCCGCACATCGAGCCCAAGGCCCAGCCGGCCGGCAGAATTGGCAACGGATGACTCGGGGGCGAAATAGAGGTGCAGGCCACCTGTGGGCGTCTTCACCGTGAAGGTCTTCGGAACACCGTGGAACAGGTCGAGCTCGGCCAGGGTGTCGCTGCCCCGCTTGCCGTTCTTGTTGTCGACGTCGAGGACCAGGAGCCCTTCCGTCGATACGCCGATGTTGTAATTCTTGATGCGGTCGCCGAGGACTGGATCCTTGTCCGTCCACATGGCGCGGATTTTGGCCTCGTCCGTCGTGGCCTTGTGCTGCCAGCCGCCAACGGCCGGGATCTTGCCGTTCTCGATGACGGGGAAGACCTTGTGGCCGGCTTTGCCTGCCGCGATGGCGGCGTCGAGGGTGGTTTGTTTTGTCATTGGAAGGGATCGCATTGTGCTGCGGCTCCGATGCGTGCTTTCGCGATGGCGACATATTCCGGGTTGAGTTCGATGCCGATGGCGTTCCGCCCGAGGCGCTGGGCGACGATGCCCGTCGTACCGGATCCGAAGAAGGGGTCGAGGACGATGCCGCCAGGCGGGGCGCCGGCGAGGATGCACGGCTCGATCAGCCGCTCGGGGAACGTGGCGAAATGGGCTTCCCTGACCGGCTGCGTGGGCACGGTCCAGACGTTGCGCTTGGCTCGCGTCTCTTGCCCGCCGGCCGCCAGGGATTGGATTATCTCGTTCGGTCGCCGCGACCGAATGCGTGCGCCAGATATGCCGCTTTCGTACTGATCCTGTTTGAAGCCGCCAGGCTGCTGGTCGATCGTCGATTGTGCGTACCGCTTCTTCGACGACTCCGCGATCGGCTCTTTGATGGCCTCGTGGTCGAAGTAGTACCTGTCCGACTTTGCCAGCATGAAAATGTACTCGTAGGCCGGCGTGCAGCGGCTCTTGACGCTCGACGGCATCGGGTTGGGCTTGTGCCAGATGATGCAGTCCCGCAGCCACCAGCCATCGGCCTGCAGGGCCAAGGCAATGCGCCACGGCATGCCGACGAGGTCCTTGGCCTTGAGCCCGCCGACAACCGTCGAGAACGGCTTGTCTCGGAACGTGCGGTCGTCGTTGCCCGCGGCCTTCGTGTCGTCGGCGCTGCGCCCGTTGACGCTCGACGCCCACATATCGCCGTAGTTCATCCAGAGAAGGCCGTCGTCGCGCAGCACCCGTCGCAACTCACGGCACAGCGTCACCATCGTCTCGACATGACGCTGAGGCGTGGTTTCCATACCGATTTGCCCGGCAACGCCATAGTCACGCAGGCCCCAATACGGCGGGCTGGTGACGATCGTGTGGACGTGGCGGCTTGGCAGGATGTCGAGACAGTCGAAGACGTCGCCTTGGAGAATTTCGACAGGCATTCAATGTTCCTGCTAATTGGGCCCGACAGGATGTTGTGTTTATCGCAACAAAGCAAGCACGGCTCTGCTACTTGCGATAACGTGTGCCGCGCCAGCCTTCCGCCACAACCGGTAGCCCCTCGGCCCACGGGGGCAGCGCGCACATGAGACTTTCCACTTCTTCGACGCTGCCGAACGTGTCCCGAATCTCGCACACCACCTCGTCGTGAATCGTGAGGACGATCGGGTACCCCGCAGCCGACAGAACACGCATACCGTTGGCAAGAATGTCCCGCGCCACGGCCTGCGTCACATTCTCGGCCAGGCTCCCGCCGTAGGTGTTCTGCTCGCACCACTGCTTTGTGAGCGGATCGACGCCCATGAAATGCAGGGCCGGCTTGAAGACGTCGTTGCCGTCCTTGTCCTTCCACGGGACCTTCTTGTCCTTGATCGTCGGGTACGGGTAGCAAAGGGACCGCCCGCTGGGCAGCCGGCACCACAGGAACGAGCCGGCCATGCGGAACAGGATCTTCGACGCCTTGAAGACCCGGCCGGGGTTTCGCACCGCGTCGATCGCCGCTTCCTCGAGCGCGTACCAGAACGCCTTGACCTTCGGATGCTTCTCGCGCCACCGGACCTTGATCGCATCGGCCTCTTCGTCGGTGAAGCTGGCGTTGTAGATTCGCGCCATCGCATGGAACGCCTGCACACCGCCGCCGAAACCCAGGGCGAGCTCGGGGATCTTGCCGTGCGACTGGCGTTCGTTCTTGTCGATCGCCTTCGCGGGCTTGCCGAGGATTTCGCCCGCGGTGATCTTGTAGATGTCGTCCCCCCGCCCCTCGTCATAAGCGCGGAACGCCTCGACCTTCCAATGCTCGCCGGCCAGCCATGCGAGGACCCGGCCCTCGATGTTGGAGTAGTCGGCCGCGATCAGGTCGTGACCTGGTGCGGCGCATATCATGGCGCGCAGCATGTCCGAGAACACGGACATCGGGGCGCCGTACTCGAGGTCGATGCGATCGAGGGTTTGCGCGAGACTCACTTGACCTCCGTAGGGGCTGCGGCGAGCATGACGGCGTATATCTCGCGGACGAGGCGCTTAGACGGCCCGTTGTACGGTTCTCCGCCAGTCTGCGTGGGCGCGGACAGCATGTGGTCATTCGGCTCGACCGGCACCAGCTTGTATCCGGGCGGGGTGGACATGCGGGCGAGGACGGCTGCGCGGGCAGTTCTCCACCGTTCGCGGGCTTCGCTTCGCTCCCCGTCCGTCGCAACTTGGTATTCCGCCAGTGCTTCTTCGACCTCGTCCAGCATCGCCGCGCCATCGGCGCTCGGCTGCGGTTGGAGCGCGGCTCGGGTGTTCCATGCTTTGACGGCTTCGTCAGGTGACGGGAACTCGCCATGCCCAAGCGCCCATATTCCGCCATGGCATTTTACTTTGGCGCACGACACAGCGTAGACCTTGTGATCGTGGAAATCTGTCTCGCACACACTCAGCCGGTTGCCCCCACAGAACGGGCACGGCATCAGCGCGGCGGGGTCGGGCTTCTCGGGCAGCGGCTTGGTATATCCGCCGTCGATGATCTGCTTACGCGCGGCATCTTTTGAACACTCGCTGCACATACCCGGCCCGCCGCAGCGAGCGCGGACGCCATCAGGGCGCGGAAAAACGTGGCCGTGTCCAGTGTTGTCACTCATGCCTTGGCCTCCTTTGCGAGTGCGCGGATGGCGGATGCGAGATAGCGAGCGGTGCTTGGGCCTTCGGGGTCATCTTCGGAGCCGTGTAAATCGGCCACCGCCGCACACTCCTCGATCACCTTGGCCCTGCACTCGGCCAGCGCGGTTTGCAGGCGTTCATTCTCGGCGTGCAGGTCATCGTTTGAGCTGTTCAACGATGCGTAGTCCTCCTTCCACCTGTCGCGGTCGGCCTCGGCGGCTTCGGCTCGCTTCAATCGCGCATCGTCATAGTCAAGATCGACGCTGCCATGACCGTCGATGAAAACGGACGACGCATCATCGGACGCGGGCCACATATGCTTCTGATCTTCTTCCAACTCAGCCACGCGGGCCTGTAGCGTTTCGATCAGCGCCTCGTCGCTCGGCTCTGCTGTGTCACTTGCCATCGGGCTTTGTCCTCATAATGATTTTTGATACAACCCACGCGGCGGCGGCGCAAAGCGGGGTCGCGACCACGGCCACGACACATGCGCGGGCGATGAATTCAAGAACCGGGGTGTCAGCCATGCTTGCGGGCCTCCTGATCGAGGTTGGAGAGGGCGGCGTCGAGGGCTTTGAGACAGGCTTCCGCGCTTTCACGCTGGTCCACGTCCCAAGCCCACTCTTTGCAGGACAAGGCGGCGCGCAGCCAGATAGCCACATCAACCGAGTCCTCGCACACGCGGGCCATTGTTTTCCAGATCGGTGCGATGTCCTTCATTGCCGCTTCATCCGGCATCGTTGGCCTCTTGGCAGAAATATGTGGCCCCGCCGCCCAGGCCGGCGCGCACATTGGCGAGGATGTCCCTCGTCCTGGCGGCCACACAGTCCCCCCGATCGGAGAACTGCTGCAGCGGGGTAAGACTGGCCGGCGAGGACGCCAGCCAAAGGTACAGGATCCACGTCATTGCGATTTCCTCAACGCTTCGGGTGTGGGAAGGCGTGTTGAGATAAAATCAACATTCGGCGGAAAAGTCAACCGCAAGTTTCGGGTGTCTTTTGAAACTCAGGATTTACGGGCTTTTTTGGGCGGCACGCCAAGGGCGCGGGCGAGGACCTTGTGGACGTCAAGGTTGAGCATGTCCGCCAGCGCGACGGCCTCGGCCATCGTCATCTTGCGCTTCCCGTGGATCATCAGCGACATCGCTCCCTTGTCCAAACCGAGACGCGATGCGACCTCGTTCTGCGTCAAGTCGGCCTTGGCGATGGCGTCCTTGAAGAAATCCGTGTCGATCGGGTGAGTGTGTTTCGGTAGGTTTGCCATATCGACTCTCCGGCGCTGCATTACGGAACGTATATATGTGCGTGTTGATTTAAAAGCAACCCCCCCCGATTAAAACTTGATTTTTAGTTTCGATTATCGCAACAGTATCGCCCATGTATTCTCAATCGACTCGGATCATCGGCAAATTTGGCGGTGCCCGCCGGCTGGCAAAGCTGCTCGGTTTTGAGGCATCCCGCGTCTACAAATGGACGTATCCCCGCGAGCGCGGCGGTACGGGCGGGTTGATCCCGGCCGCGGTTATCCCGCGCGTCCAAGTCCTTGCGGAGTTCGAAAACATCGAACTATCCGAGTCGGATTGGGCGCCGAAATGAACCTTGTTCTCGGCGTCGACCCTGGCCTGTCGGGGGCGTTGGCCCTTTACGATTATATTACTTCATCCGTCGAAGAAGTTTTTGACATGCCGACGATCGACGCCGGCGTGGGGTCCAAAAGGGTCGTCGACGAATCGACATTAGCGTGGCGCATCGACGCATTAGCCAAGCGCATCAAGCACGCCTTCGTCGAGAAGGTCGGAGCTATGCCGGGCCAAGGCGTCACGTCCATGTTCAGTTTCGGCACGTCCTACGGCATCGTCCGCGGCGTCATCGCTGCCAACTTCATCCCGATAACCCTCGTCACGCCGCAGACATGGAAGAAGGCGCTCGGCGTGCCGGCGGCCAAGGACGGCGCCCGGGCTCGAGCGTCTCAGCTTCTCCCCGCATCTTCGGGCCTCTGGTGCCGCGTCAAGGATGACGGGCGCGCAGAGGCATCCCTGATCGCACTCTATGGAGCGAAATATGCAAGCCGTTGAGATTCTGACGACCGCTGCACAAATCGTCGGCGGCGACCGCGCCAAGACGCACGGCGACAAGAAGTTCAACCACGACGCCATCGCGCGCCTGTGGAACGCCTACCTCGTCAACGCCGGGGTCATCCAGAGCGATGAGTTTGGGGCCTCGCAGCTTCTCGACGCCACCGACGCCGCGAACATGATGATCCTGTTGAAGATCGCGCGCACGCAGTCGGGCGGCACACACAACGCCGACAACTATGTCGACGCCGCCGGCTATGCCGGTGTCGCTGGCGAATGCGCGATGATCGACCGCACATGACCCCGGACCTCTACATATCCTTGGGACTCATGGTCGGCGTGTGGATCGGCGCGGCGCTGGTCTATTTCGACGGAGACTGGTTCTGAACCTCGACGACAAGCTCCGCGCCCAGCAGCTCGCGGCCGGCGTCGATGCCGTTGCCGTCGTCCTGCGGCGCATCGTCGCCGACAGACCCGACACGAAGATCACGCAGTTGACGAAGGAAGGACTCGCCTTGATCGCGCAGGAAGTCATCTCGGCCTACATCATCGAGACGGCGCGCCAGGCGAAGGACCACGGGTCGTCCCTGATCGACGGGAGAATGACCCTTGGCTAAGGTGAACCTCAAGTTCGCCACGCACCTCGTAAAGTGGCATCCGTGGATCAACGAGGAAGACGCCGCCAAGTTCAAGGAGGCGACGACCGGCGAAATCGCCGATCGGATCCGTAACTGGATCGCAACGGATACGATGCCGAAGTTCCCGCCGGCGCAGAAGCAGAAGAACCTCCACTACGGCTGGCAGGGCCGCGTGACGCTGTGCAAGGGCCGCGCGATTGCGGAGATGCTTAAAGCCGAGGCCGTCCAGCTTACGGCCCCCCGGATGGCGTGCTGGGTCTACACGCCGACGCTGAACCAGTGGTTCATCGGTCAGGACTCGGTGCTGACCCGCAAGTTCACCGTCATGGTCTACGGCGGCATGGACCTTGAATCCTTCAAGCAGAAGTACATGCGGTGGACGCGGTCGCGCCGTACCATCCTGGTCGCGCATCACGGCGTTCTGGACGCCCCGGAACACCTGGCGTATCTCGACACGGGTGCTGCACCGGAAATAGTGTTTGCCGAGCCCTATTGGGATCCCGAGAGGGCCGAGGCGGCGATACGCACCGCGCTCCGCAACCCTCAGTTCGACACCGCACATATCCGGTTTGTCGGGATCAAGGGGACGCTCGACGAGGAAGTAGTCCGCTACCTTACGAAGAAGACGGCCGAAAGATTCTAAAAAAATTGTTGCGACAAACTCAACATTGCCTTTATATAAACAATGCCAACCAAGAAACGGAGTCCCCATATGTCCGTCCAAGTCGCGCTGACCTTCCCCGACTTCGCTGCAGCCCAAGCGTTCTTCGCTGGTGCCGCACTCCAACCCAAGGCTGAAGCTGTTGCCTACGCCGAACCCGCGGCCCCCGTCGTCGAGCCGGCGCCCGCCGCGGCACCGGTCGAACCCGCCAAGCCCCCGAAGGCCGCCAAGCCGCCGAAGAAGGCGCCGGCCGCCGAGCCCGTCGCCCCCCTCGACGTCGCCAAGGGCGACGAACTGCCGGCGGCCATGCAGGCGTCGGTCGATCCGCTCGAGGTCCCGGCGTTCCTCGACCGCCGCACCGAGGCCGCCCCGGCCAAGGTCTGGACGATCGAAGCCGTCCGCGAGGAACTGCAGAAGGTGTCGGCCAAGCACGGCATCGACGCCGTCCGCGCCATCGTCGTCGAGTTTGGCGGCACGAACCGCATCTCCGAAGTGCCGGAAGCGAAGTACGCCGCCGTCGCCGAGGCTGCGATCGCCAAGGTGGCCGCGTGAACCAGATCAACCTCGGACATGGTTTCACCCCTCTCGACTTCGGCGTCGATACCGAAGTCGGGTTCGTCAACGTGCGCCAGGGTAAGGAGGACATCGTCGTCCCGAAGACCCATCTGCGGCGCTTCATCGAGAAGCTGGAAGCCCTCGAGAAGAAGCTGAGTCCCTAGAGGGTAGGCGCTGCGGTAACGCAGCTTTC